TCATGTTTGCGAAGCCATCGAGCGATAAAAATCAGAAGTAATTTTTTTGTCGATCAGGTTCCTGCACGGTTCACCTTCCTGCACGCCTTCGCGCGCTAATATCCATGGCTTTTCCTGGTGGGTTAACTGTTCCAGTTCGTACGCCGAAAAACCGCCAAAAACTTTATAGATTTCGTCAAGGTGGTTTACCACCCCGTTCGGTAGTTCTGGGCGTTTGATCTCTTCGTCAATGGCTCGCCATTTGTAGTCTGAAAAACGGTTGTACAGTTCACGCACAACCGGACCATGTACCCATGCTTCAAATTGATTCGGTATCAGTTCCCGATCATTGTTTAAAGCCATGTACCAGGCATCGGCATAAAAAACCAGTTTTTGCAGTTTGAGCGGTGTTATTTGATCACCGTGCTCATGAGCGAAAAACAGTAAGTAATCTGCAATGTTGTTTGCGGTTGATATGGCCATGCTTCCTCCTTGCGCTATAAATACATTATAAACCGACACAAACCGATACAAACACCCTAAAAATGCTGATAAGCAGGGATAAGGATTATCACCATATTTTAACTATCCGCCATGAAGCTGGTGGATGTTTTTCTATGCAGATTTGCATAGTTTCAAATGATGCTGCTGGATGATCACGGATAACCCGTTATGGGAATCCCCATATCGGCATCATGCCAACCAGCGTGACGCATTTTTTTATTTCGCGGGTGTAAAAATTTGACGAGGCGGGAGGTCCCATAAGCAATGGGGGTAGGGATTCCGATCCCCCTCCTGAATGCAATTTTTCGTATATATACAAAAAGTGCGGGTTATCTTCGCGTGCTAAGTATTTTTTATTATTTAATATCAATGCGTTGAAAAATATCGTGTTTAAATATCAGCCAAAACGTAACCCGTAAGACATTCAAAATAACCCGCCCCCCCAATAACCCACAAACGCATCAGGAAAGTGGGGTCAGTGATGCCACCGAACGGCTGAATAGGGTAACGTTCTGTTGCCTGGTTGCAGTTTGCGGATCAGCAATACTGACGCGCTTAGTTGTATGTGGCTGTGCGTCCACCAGCTACGCCGGAACGGGGTATTCCGTTTCAACGGAACAGGTATGACGAACATGATCGCATCTTCTCCCGAAAACGGGTTTTCCTGTTTCGGGAAAATGGACACATGAAGCGGCGCGACGATTTTCACCATTCAGATTCTGGCGGGTGAGTTTTTCAACTTCCATCGATGGGGGGGGATTCTGGAACAATCAACGGGTTACGCCTTACCAGCAAAAAAGCACATCAACTGTAACGGAAATCCCTATGGTTGCTGGTGGGTTGCATCACCATCATGGTGATGATGCAGTGAATGTAAAGATTACTTAGGTTGGGGGCGTAACTCATTGTCATTTTTTGAGCAAACTGGGAATCTCCGGTCTGGTTACTCTGTAACCAAGTCAATTTTATTTACTCTGTTGTGAGGGACTATAAGACCCGCGCAAAATCTGCCCAGCCAGCCAGCCAGCCAGCCAGCCAGCCAGCCAGCCAGCCAGCCAGCCAGCCGGAACGGTTGAACAGGGTGGCTATGGGTCACTCTGTTGTGCGTTACTAGCGTGATCCCGGTAGGGTGTGACTATCTTTCAGATAGTCGGTTGCCTGGTTACACGAAAAAATTTACTTCCTGCGTTTATCCTGCTTTGTATGTCCGTGCAGAATGCCCCGCAGTGGATCTTCTTTTTTCAGGTCGATCCCCATGTCCGTTAGTGTTTTTGTGGCGGCGCTTCTTATTGCACAAATCAGGTCTCTTTCCGGTTCCCGGGTTATGGTTGCCTTCCGGATGCATGCCGTTCGTCGTTCCGTTACATACTGACGCGCTTCATCACTTGCCGCCTGTTTCAGTAATTCACCCCAGCGATTAGCCGCCCGTCGCCATAAACCTTTCGCTTCCAGTTCTTCCGCTTTGTCATCATGCACCATAAGCATAACCCCATTGATACCTGTTAAATCTGAATGCTTGGTTTCTGTTCTTTTTATAATTTTCCGCATAGCTTATTGTATGACAGTTCTGTCCCACAATAAGGAATCACACATGAGAATGACCAGGCACAAAAAACAGATTCTTGAACTCTACAAACCTGAGTATCGCGATTGGGTGCGGGTGGAGGCCGGAGATCCGCCTTTTGATGTTCGTGGTGTTACAGTGCTGCTCTATGGTTCCGAATATCAGCGATACCACATAGAAGCAACACGAAGGACGCTAAACGCTATGGTAAATGATGGGATCCTGTATAGCGTGAAAGTGCGCGAACCCCGTTTTGATGTGCGTATCGGTGGCGATGGCGCTCACTGTACGGTAATCCGGTACGGTCTGGTAAGGTAAGCCATCGGGTAAATCAGATAATTAAATTACCAGAATGTAAATTTACATTCTGCCAGCCACCAGCACGGCGTAATTTTGCGCTTTGCTTTAATCTCAGTGAGTTACCACCACCAACTACCATCCTCAAAATTGAGTAGCCATTTAATCAACGGGTTATCGTCGCAACCGTTCTGGCTTCTTCCACTGGTAAGTCTTTTTCTCGCTCTCCCGGTACATCTGCACGCGGCGACGATATGACAACATCTCCAGAACTCTGATTCGTATGTCGCGCATATCAACGCCGTTTAGCTCGATATCGTCACGGCGCATCACCTCAGCCACTATACGCGCATAGTTCTCAGCGATAACGCTGTCCGGCTGTATGGCCTCCTGTTTGTCTGTTGTCTGGCTGGCTCCGGTAACGCGGCGAATCATTTTGAGCATTTCGGCTTCGGTCATTGTCATGGTCTCCAGGGGGGATGGGAAACAATGCCGTAATTGTGGCGACTGATAACGGGAAGGTGAAGCGCGTTTAAGCTGGGGGATGTGGTGCCATGTTTCCCCCTCCAATGGGGGAAAAGCCCACCAGCGTAACGCATGACGTTGATGAAACGCCCCGCTCGTCCTGTGCTCTGGTGAGGCGGTAGCGTTCGTACTCTGTTGTGCCGGGTTGTAAATCTGATTCACCAGCGGCACGTAAATCATCAAGCTCCATGCGGAGTTTTTCGTTTTCGATCTCCTTCCCCCTCTGTACATACCATTCAATCACCTGTGCAGAATCGAAAGTCACCTCCACACCTTTTCCGCCACCAGATACATGGGGAAGCCATTGCATCTGCCAGCGTTCAATCGTGCGCGGATCAACACCGAAAATCTCCGCCAGTCTCTTTTTGTTAACATTAATCTATCAAATCCTCATCAAAAACCACCTCCGACATGAAACGCCTGAAAAACTGGATTTTCCGGCGTTATGGTGTCGTATGTTTATGATAGTTAATTTAAATAAAAACATAATGTTACATGCAAGAAGTACCGACATGCTTTTTCCCTGAAAAATTTTCATAAATAGTGAAAATCTGCGCGTCTGCCGCCCCGTGGTGTTAATGGTTCCGGAAAGGACCCGTGAAAATTCCCCGCCCCTCGCGGCACTGTGAAAGGTGTTTTTTAGGGAGCCCCTTTTCAGCCCATAAAACTAAAAAAAATAGCGGTTTTTTAGTCTGCTGGTGGAGTGAGTTTTTTTAACGATGCCAGCAATGGCGCGGGTTTGACGTAGTTTTATCTGATAGGTTTTGACTATCAAATCTGTGCACACCTTCCCAAAAAAAAGTTTTCGAACCTGCGGCGATGTGAGCAAGGGTAGGCGGGCGGTACCGGACAGCCAGGGTTGCAAGGATTTGATCCGCCCATCCCACCAATATTTATCGCCGTAACCGCTCCGGCTTCTTCCACCGGTACGTAATTTTTTCTTTCTCCTGGTACATCTGCACGCGGCGACGGTATGACAACATCTCCAGAACTCTGGTGTGTATGTTGCGTATATCCACGCCATTAAGCTCGATACCGTCACGGCGCATCACCTCAGCCATCACACGCGCGTAATTTTCAGCGGTGACTGTATCCGGCTGCGTGGCATGTTCGTCAGCCTGCTGGCTGATTCCGGTAATACTGCGGATTATCCCGAGCGCTTCGGTCTCGGTCATGGTCATGGCCTCCATAGTGATGGCGGGTCCTCCTGGTGGGGTGCCCTGCCACGGGGCGGGAGCATCGCGGAAAAAGGCTAGTTTTTGAAATTTTATTCGTCATCACCACTACTGCAACAAATTGATATTCAATGTGTTTTATTTTTATGGTGTCGATTTTGCTTGTTTTTTGTTCATCACTAACTATCTACCAGCATCGTTTCCCAGCTCGAATATCATTTTTCTCTTTAAAAACATAATGTTAAAAACTGGTCAGATGTCCCACAAAAAGTAAAATGGGACAGGTGAAAATCAATTTTTATTTTACTTTTCAGCATGTTAATTGATGTGGTGGTGTCCCATGAAAATTCAAAAACGAGCCTTTTTCCGCGCGTCCGCCGCCCCGCGGTAAGGCCACCCCACCGGGAGGACCCGCAAAAAAAGCCGGAGTGTTCCGGCTTCGTCTGTGTGTGCGCATATGCAGAATTTTATGTTATCCGCCCACGGGAGTGATGGTCATTTTTCAGGATAATATCCTGCATCACTGGTTGTTGTTCGTCTGCTTCGGATAGTTCCGCCAGACAGATTTACCTGCGTCTTCCATCCACATTCCCGCATGAGTACGTTTTACAGCCTCTTTCAGTGCCCCGAAGTTATCCGCTATAACGGGTGGGCGTGCTGCCTTACGGATACATTCCGCGCGACGCTTTGCCGCCTGTTCGCGCTCCTTATCGGTGTTCACCAGTTGCATAACCTCAGCCCACCGCGCCGCCGCTCTCCGGTACAGCCATTTAGCCTCCAGTTCTTCCGCTTTGCTGTCGTGAATCATGCGCCTGTCTTCTCCTTTGCTGTCCGGCGTTTACGCTTCTCATTCAGTGCCATCAGCCGCGTTTCTGCCTCCTGCTGTTCCTGTGGTGTCACTTCCCCACATGGCTGGCCTTTCAGGTCATAACGTGCACCACCAGCTATCAGGGCGCGGTAATAGCGCGGAGACTGCGCATAAGATGCCAGCGTCGCACGTAATGCCCCCGGCCCGAATGTCAGCCCCCTGGCGGCGATATCCTGCATCAGGTCGTCGAATATTCCCACCTTCAGCGGCTTTGGCGCTTCCCTGTTGAATAAGTCAGGCCACATCTCAGTGAGGCGGTTAACGCGCCTGCGGTTTTTGCGCTGGCGTTTGGTCATATGCCGCCACGGTGTCGCCCCAGTGGGCTTCTGCTGCGCTTTCTGGTTACCAGGTATCACTTTATGCGCCGATGTGGTTTTATCCTGCTGCTGTACCGCCTGCGTTGTTTTCTGTGGTGTGCCGTAAATGCCTTTCGGTTTTCGGTTAATGGTCAGCTTTGTCATGTCTTCCCCTGTAATAACTCTGTTCGTTGTTATGAATTAAAACGGTATCTCGTCCCTGTACTGGTCATCGTGCTGGCCTGTCTGTTGTTTTGCCCTGTTCAGTGCGTCAGTAGCCTGGCCCTGCTGGCCTTTTTTGCCGCCCGGTCGTGCCGTTCGGGCACTGATTACACTGTCTGCGATAACCTGCCAGCCCTGCCGCGTTTCTCCGTTCTGCCCAGTCCACTGGCTTACCTGCATGTTACCCGCCACGCTCACCAGTTCGCCTTTCTGGTGCTTTGCCAGTGCATCGGCCTGTCTGCCAAACGCCAGGACGGATAACCACATCGTCGCCGTTCCGTCATCTGCCTGACTGCATGGAAGGGGGACCGCCATACTCGCCATCGCCATTTGTGTCCCTTTGCTGGTGGTCTTTAACTGCGGGTCAGCCACCAGCCGCCCGTAAGCCGCTATCTGTGCTGTCATGCTGTATGCTCTCCGTTTTTTACTGGCCCTGTCATCAGTGCGCGCTTAAGCTGCTTGTGTGAGATATTAAACAGGCAGTTCATTCTTCCCGTTCGCTTCATCCGATAACCCGATGCGACCATTGCGGCGATTAATGCGCCGTTTGTGATGTATGTCGGCTCTGTTGGTTGCCCGTCGCCCTTAGCTCTTCTCTGATTCACACGCTCAACACAATGTTTCAGGCCGTAGGATGTCGGATTTTTTCCAGGGAATGATGCAATCTTACAGTCGGTTAGGTTGTTCTCCCTTATCCAGCGTAAACAGCTCATCGCCTCCGCCATGAAGGGCGCATAATCAAGCGGGTGCTGCCATGCCTTATCACGGCTGTACAGTTCAAGTCCGTCGCGGTTAAAAAACGGGTAAGCGGCAAGAATTACCGTTACTGCGTGTTTAATTTCCACCTCATCATTCTGTCGCTCTTTTTCTGTTCCGTGCGGGTAATAATCAGATCCGCCCGGATTGATGCACCGTTTACCACTGAAAGGCCATTGCTTCGCCATTTCGGGTGTTGAGTGATTACCGTCGCTCCGTTCTCGTTGTGCCTCTGTCCACTGGCTGGCGTATTCCGTAAAACTCACCGCTTTGCTCTGTCGCATCCAGTGCGCAATCATGACCAGCGTTCTGGTAAGGCTCTGTATATCTCCGTGCTTCTCACACTGTCCCGCAAAGGCCTTGAGCGCTTCGCGTTCTTTGTAGTTCATACCCTGACAGGTCATATTTTCTTTATTCATTCCCCACCACTCCCCACTTTTGCTCCCCACTTTTTAAATTCCCCACTTGCTCCCCACCTCGTTTTTTGGGTGAATCTAACGCTTTGTTTTTCATTGTGTTTTTTACTCCCCACTTTTTTGGATGTATACAGGTCGAAAAGTGGGGAATTGTGTTTCAATTTTGTTAAATTCCCCATACTCCCCACTTTTACTCCCCACTTTTTACAGTGTGCGCACGTCATCACCGTCAATAGCAATAACGCCATCACCTTCCAGCTTGTACAGCCAGCGTCGGAAGTGTTTCATCTCATACCCCAGCTTTTTCATATCGTCGCGGAGAAGGGCGATAGTGCACGGCTCACCGTGCGCCGTTCGTGTTCTTATGCACTGCCATAGTGCGGCGTGATTCTCCGTCTTGTTCCCGGCCTCCTCGATGCGTTCCAGTTCTGCAGGGGCGCGGGGAACGTCAATCACCACCATGGACACAATCTCTTCGCCATCGGTATCGGTGAACACCTCCACGCTTTTAAGGTCGTATGCACTCTCTTTTGGCTCCTCTGCGTCCTTCATCTTCGTACATGCCGCCACCAGTGCTGTAACGTCTGAATTTTCCCGGCCGATTCGGTACTCTGCATCAAGCGCGGCACGGAATGCGCTGGAACCACGCGCCCCCTTTGTTTCATCCTTGCCGGAATGGTGAACCACCAGCACCGTGGCCCCTGTAGCCTGCTTTATCGCGTCACACCCCTGGATAAATGCGCCCATATCACGGGAATCATTTTCATCATTCCCACCAAAGCAACGGGCCAGCGTGTCGATCACAATCAGCCGCACATTTTCGCCCGTTCTGCTCTTAACAAGTCCGGCAGTCCTGATAACCTGCTCCACATAGTCAGGCGATGCGGGAAAGACAGGCGCGTTAACGATGCACAAATCTGTAACCTCTTTTCCGTATGTTATCTCCCACGCCTTAACGCGGCGTTTTACGCCCATACTGCCTTCTCCAGCGATATAGATAACCGCGCCCTTACTTACCCTGCGGCCTCCCCATGCCATACCTGTGGCAACATGGCACGACCAGGAAATAGCCAGGAACGATTTATAAGAACCGCTGGCCCCGTAGGTGCTGCATAATGACTCAGCCGGAATAAGCCCCTTAATTACGTAGCTTTGCTGCGCGTCGAATCCCTCAGAACCCCATGAGATGGGAAGTGTGATTTTTCGCTTTCCACCATTCATGACCAGACTTTCCCCGCGTTCCCAGGTTTCTTTAAGCCGCGGTAGTTGCTCACTCCAGTCCTCCAGCAGTTCGAAATTCTCTGAAAGTAACCGTGCTTCCTGGACACCTGCGATCGCCAGTTTGGTGGCAATGGTCAGCATCTGCATATCGTCCAGGTTTCCGGCGCGTATGACCTTTGCTCTGTATCGTCCTTCATCAACAATCTGTAAATTGTCCAGTTCGCTTAACTGATAACGGCCCAGGTAAACCGGAGGGATGGGATCGCCTGCTTTTTTGGCCTGTGCAATCATGTAATGTTCTGCAAAGGAGTGAGCATTATCACCCGCAAAAATAACCGCCTCAGTGTGTTTATCTTTCGGTAACAGTTTTACGTTCGGTGCCAGTTTCATTTCTTACCCCCTGCGACCAGCATTTCACGGATTTTGCGGATATAGCTTGCTGCACGTTTCTGATTTACGGCTTTACGATGGCCCACCAGCTTAAAATCACGCCGGAACTGATAAACAGGCATCACGCAGTCATATTCGTAGCCATCACGGCGGTAAGTGATGCGCCGTTCTGCCACGCCTTTAATCGTTACCATGCCGCCATATTTATCGCGGTAAATATCGCCGTTCATAAATTCAGGACGAGCGGGGCCGCTGGCATTAACGCCAGTATTTTTCTTTTTCATGTTTTTTATTCTCCGGTGTGCTGCGCTTTATTATTCTCGTGAATTGCCATCACTGTATTTAATTCATTAATAACAGGCGTTAATAGCGTACGCACGGCAGAAAACATCATTGAATCAGATTCATCGCCACTTTCCTGCACATCAATTAACTTAAGTAGTAATGCGTCCATTTCCTTTGCGCGGATTAATTCGTTTTCAGAATGAACAAGAACATCAAAAGGTATTTTATGCATCACACAGTTTCTCCCTGATTCTTTTAGTGTCCTCATTGAGGATGTCTGTATCTTTTGTCAGTGAGTTTTTGGTAATTATTTTTATTGTTTTAAATTTTCTTTTGTCGTACTCCGACTGTGATTTCCTCTCCATGATCTCTACCATGCAATTTATATCCACAAGCGCATGTATCAGTACTTTCAATGCTTCGCCTGCTGCGTCCGGCGTGTTTTTATTGCACATGTCTCACCCCCTGAATATTCGCGTTAATCATTCCGGCATGCTCTGCGAGTTCCTGTAATGATTCCCTTGTTGCGACAATGGCTTCATCTGGCAGGTGGTAATTACACACCACGCGACCTTTATCCACATTGACCAGTAGCTGCCCGGTGAATTTCTCACGAAACTGAACGCGGTTAAGGTCGGTAAGTGACAGGTTAATCATGGCGCACCCCCTGACGAATACGGGCGGCGAATACAGCGACACAACCGGACGGGCAATGGTTACGCGCTTCGCGTTCCGTCCATGCGGTGACGTGGATGATTTGGGATTCTGACGCGCCAAAGATGATAAAGCGCCAGATAAAGGCAGTTTGGGAATGTACAAGGGTAGGGACTGTAGCCATGTTGGCAGCCTCTTCGTTAGGGTTAATAAACCCACCGCAGGAAACGCCAATTTCGCTGGCGGTGGACTGTACGGGGTTGGCGTAACCGGTTAACGAAGAACCCGGCGCGGATTGCTCCGCCCCCATACAGCCCACCATTGATAAGGTGTGACTATCCGGCACAAAAAAACACGCAGGGCGCGTGTTGTGCGCTTCGTTAAATACCAGGACGCCAATCCCGGCACCAGATTTTGCTGGTGCGTATAAATCATAGCCCTGGCTGGCAGTGGCGAGCAACAGGTTTTTTACATCGGGTTTATTCAGGTTGTGCAAGTCCCGCCCTTGCGGGTGTGTGGTATGATTTAACATAGCTACCTCGATACTATTGCTATCGTTGGTGGTTAGAAGCCCGGTTAGTGTTGACGCACTGCCGGGTTTCGTCGTTTCTGAAGCAGGGATAATAAAAGCGTATATGACTTTATTTTTTAATGAGTTACATGAAAATAATGTTATGTAAGGCTTTTTGTTTATATATAGACCTATAACAATATTGATAGATTTACAGATGGCGACTGCATAAAAAAACACAAAATCATAATCACTAACCGCTCGTTTTCCCCATGATGTTATGCAGGGGGTGAGATACGTGAAACTAGACTGCGAAAGCAATGCCTGGTTTATCGTCCCAGCCGTATGCGTGGAGAGTTCCTGGCTCCGTGCAGAAGGAAATGAATACGAATAAAAACAGTCAGTGCCGTGAGCTGAGGAACCACGGCATATTACTATGCAGGTGACCATTATGAACGATAAAAATTTAATAAAAATACTATCACCAACGAGGAGGAAACGGCGTAAAAAAATGGAGCAAAAGCATGATGTCGAGACATTCACACCATGTGTATTTGCCCTTGAGCAGTTTCTTAAAAGGCATAAGCGTATAGTCATGGGACGATATTCCTGGAAAGTAATTAGCGGCAAAGCTCCCAAAAAACAGGAACAGTCCAGTTGTAATTCTCTACATTCGCCATAACCCTTCTTGGTTACATCTGGAGTCATCGGTGCAAACATGAAAAATTTCCGACTAAACATATATTCACGGTACACAGCCAGGAAGGTGTATATAAATTTAGGGTGAGTTTGGGTATGCTGTGTTCCAGCCATAATCGTTACCTCATTTAACGGTTTGGTTAGAAGCCCGGTTAGTGTTAGCGCACTGCCGGGTTTCGTCGTTTTTATGAATCGATCATTGTGAGATACATAGCCATCACAATGTGAGATACACATTATATTGTGGTGATATACATTGCAAGTGTTTTTGTATCTCGCTTTTGTGTATAGTGATATACACATAACTAATTGGTGATTAACTATGTCTGTATACAAAAATGCAAAATCGCAAATGACAACGATCAGGGTTCCCCACGATGTTATGGAGGGTATGGAATCCGTAAAACTGGACGGCGAAAGCAACGCCGGATTCATAGTAACCGCCATGCGTGGTGAGATCGCCCGCCGCCAGGCAGAAGGAAGCGGAGAAAATCCCCTGGTTTCTTCGCTCGATGCACTGGCGCAGGTGGAAAAAATCGGAGTCAAAGCTGCCGAGGAGATCGGGCAACTCGTCACCGTCGCGCGTGAAGAACTCCAGCGCCGCAAGGCCAAAGAACAGGAGTAACCATCACCAGCGCCGTGGTGCGGTGAACTGTGGCGCACAGGGTTACAGGTATCTACGATGACTGACAAATCATTAAAGAAATTATCTTCATCAAGGAAAAAACAACGCAAAAACGCGGTAAGCGAACATGAACAGGAAAGATTCGCGCCATGTGCGTTTGTCCTTGAGAAGTTCCTTAAAGAGTATAGGCGCACAAAAATGGGATCACATACCTGGAAAACATCGCGGCATGGCGATGTTAAAGAGCAGGAATAGCCCACCAGCAAGCCAGTATATTCACCATAATGACCCTCAGTTAAACCTAGAGTCATTGGTGCAAAGCTGACACATTGCCCACCAGCCGCAAATGTGGCATTGTTGGTGATGCTCATGCGTTGGGGATAACGTGTAGCTTGTGTCGAAGGGCCACCGTAGCGGGTGGCCTTTGTTTTGCCTGTTATCCGGCAATTGTGGCGCTTCGCTACACGGTTGATATAATCCCACTGCACTGATTCATTTTTTGCGCAGTAGGTTAATTGTTCGCAAGGGCGCTCCGGCAACGGGGCGCTTTTTGTTATGTTCATCGCGTTACGCCTCACACCATTACGCAGCCGTTCCGCGCGCTTCTTCCTCGCGCTCTTTCAGCCAGGCCAGCACTTCATCTTCATACCAGCCAACACGACGCAGACCGATTTTGAATCCTTTCGGGAATTTTCCGGCGTTGATCATGTCCTGTAGCGAACTGTCTGCCTTGATGCGCAGAATATTTTTTACTTCCTGACGGGTAAGAATTTTTCTGATTACTTCCATCGTGTTTTACCTCATTAATCCGGCGTATTCCGGTGATAAATACGGTAAAACAGGGCAGGGCGGGAAAAACAGTACCCACCGTTTTAAAACGGTACCCACTGTTTTTTATCTCGTTGATTACGCTTTTCTTTCTGCAAAAAAATAGCGACCGCAAGTGGCCGCTATTGTGATTACCGTTTCCACTTCTTAGGTCGCCCACCGCATTTAAGGCTGGTGGGCCTCAGCACCTTGTCGATGCTTTCAGCCAGATTTTTTGATGCGCCACGCGAGCGCAAAAAACTGACTACCTCGTGTTTTGTGGGGGCTGTTGATTTGTCTTCCGGATCGTACGTTGACCAGAATTCACGATTTGCCATTAAGGCCAACTGAAGGCCTTCACCATAGGCAGGGGATACCTTTTCATTGAAAAACACTCGGATAACTCCTTGAATTTCAAGAGTCGGGTCTCTCTGTATATGGTGATTATACGATGGTTTAGCATGGTTTGCACTGGTTGTACTGGTTTTTTGTACAGTTATACTGCACGGATACCCCTTTTACCACTGGCTATGGTCACTCCGGTTGCTGCGGCTTCCACAAATTCACCCCACCAGCGCATAAGCACTACACGTTTTTCCAGGTAGTTACTTCGGTTATATGCCCGCCTTACCTCGTTTGTGTCCACGTGTGCGAGTGCGGCCTCGATTACGTCCGGCTCGAATCCTTCCTCGTTCGCTGCTGTACTGAATATGGCGCGTAATCCGTGAGACACCAGCACACCAGCGTAACCCATCCGGCGTAATGCAGCGTTAGCGGTCTGGCTGCTCATTGGTAGCATTGGATTTTTAAGGCTGGGAAAAACATGTTCCCTGTGTGCGCTGATTGGTTTCATGGTTTCCAGTACAGCCATAGCCTGACCGCAAAGGGGGATCACATGGTCACGGCGCATCTTCATGCGTCCGGCTGGAATCGTCCAGGTTTCGGCATCGAGGTTTATTTCTTCCCAGCGTGCGGCGGCTGCTTCGGCGGGGCGTGCAACGGTCAGCAGCTGCCACTCAATCAGCAATCTGGTTTGCCGTTCTATGCTGGCGACCGATAAATCGTGCATTAGCTGTGGTAGCTGTTCCGGTCGGATGGTTGGCATGTGCTTTTTGGTGGGTGAGGGGAATGCCTTGCGGACGTTCGCGGCGGTGTTGATGTCAATCAGACCACTGTTGGCAGCAAAATCCATCACCTCATTGATGCGCTGTAAAACGCGTTTCAGGGTTTCCAGGTTGCCACGCGCCTTAATGGGGGTGAGTATCTCAACAAAGCGGCGAGCGGTGAGGGTATCTATTGGCGTGTTTCCGATGTACGGGAATACGTATTTTTCCATGGATCGCCAGATATCCTTAATCGTGTTGTAAGCCAGATTCTGGCCTTTTTTCATCTCGTACCAGTCCGAGGCAACTTTTTCGAACGTGTTGCCCTTTTTCCGGCTCTCTGCTTCACGTTTCCGGCGTTCGTGGTCCTGTGGGTCAGTTCCCTTTGCTATGAGTGACCTGTATTCATTCCGTCGCTCTCTGGCATCAGACAGGGAAACATCATTCAGCGATCCAAGGCTGATAATAGTCCGTTTTTTATCTGCCGGACGGTAGTACGTAAAACGCCAGATTTTTGATCCGGAGGGCTTCACCAGAAGAAATAATCCTCCGCCATCCTGCAGGGTGTATTCCTTTTCCCCTGGCCGTGCGTTTTTGATCTCCGTAATGGTTAGTGGGGTGGTTTTTCGTGCCAT